AATATTTCTTCTTTTGGAATTTTACCAGTTCTAATTAAATTTATAATTCTTGATTGTATTTGTTCAGTATTCATTCCTTTAAAGTTTTCTTTTGATAATACATCGAAGGCTCTTGAACCTTGAAACTCACTTACAGTTTTTGCAAGACCAGTTCTTGTTGGAGTTCCTATTTCACCATAGTTTAGTTTCTCTGTTACTTTAGCAGGTAAATCTTTTTGTCTTATAACTAATTCACCCTTTTGTTTTTCTTTATTTAATAATTCTTTTTGTAATTTAATATTTATGTCCTGATCTATTTTACCTGCTGTGTAATTTATATCAGCGATATCTTCATCAATAAGTCTGTTTAATCTATCTGGGTTGTTTCTAATTGTTGTATTAAACTCAAGCATATTGTTAGCAATTGCAGTTTGAGTATTTGCTATTCTATTTTCTGGTAATCCTCTAAGCCATTGTGAATACGCTTGTCTTATTAAAATATTATCTTCAGTTCTTGCAAATGCTTGAGCGTTACTCATGAAAGCATTATTACTCATTGGGTCTGGTAATGGTTTTCTAAATTTAGAAGTGAATCTTCTGTATCCTTTACCTATAACATCTCTCATTAAAAAAGCTGCAGCACCTCCAATAGCAGCACCTCCTAGCCAATATGGTAAAGTACCAGCAGACATCAAAGCCACACCGATACCATGAACAATAGTTCCAGGCACATCTCTTTCCTCTACTGCTTGATTTAATAATCTTATCTCGTCATTTGCATATGCCATTGCTCTTGCTTCACCAATACCAGGTAGCATGTCTTTAGCTAATTCATTTAATAATTTTAATCCGTCATTACCAAAACCTTTAAGAGCTATTATCTCTCTTTCAGTCAATTTACGTTGTAGGATCGCGCCTGGCGGTGGCAGGTCGTTGAGTGTTATTTGTTCAGCAACTTGTTCCACACCTTCTTTAGGTGGAACGTAACCATCATCAGGTATTTTTGGTAATTGATCTATCATCTTGTGTAATCTCTCTTTGCTCTGTTTCTAAATAATCTGTTTACGTTTTGATTAGCTTTTTTAATTATTGAAATAACTTCTTTTCTTGGGACTCCTTGTTTTCTCAATCTGTTACCTCTCTCAACAATTTTGTTATGCATTTCTACTTTGTCAAAACCTCCCCTAGCACCTTGAAGAAACATTTCTGTTTGAGACATAAACATTTTTTTTGTATAAGGTTTTTTAGGTGGTACTTCAGTCAAAATAATACCTCGGTCTTTCTTTTCTGTTACTAGGTTCATCTTTTTCATCAGAAAACAAACTGACGAAATTACCCTTTCTGTATCTTAACACAGCTTGTGTGGTGCTGTCCACGTAGTCGTCATTCTCTCCATACGGAAAAGCTGCACATTCTTCAATAACTTCTTCAGCCCATCTCTCGTCAACAGGATAAAATACTTGTCCAGATTCAAATAATGGTGCACACGCATGAGCTCTTGTAACTTTATCTTTACCCTTTACAGGAACAAAATCCACAACTGGGACTCCCATTTTTCTCATCTCCTGTATCAGTGGTTCTCCTGTAGCTTTCTTCTCTACGATCACCGTTTCTGGGTCCCAGTATTTATATTGATCGAAAGCAACCATCTTTAGTTCTGGAAAATCATATCGACCTCGTAATGCATCTAATAATATCAATGCAGGTTTTTCATCCTCGAATGGTGTGAACACACCCCATGTAGTAATAGCAGAATAGTCAGCAGTTTCTTTTTTAGAAAAAGCAGTATCATAAGATTGTATTACGTGCTTAAGTTCTGGTAATCGAGCATCCTCCCAAGGCTGCCACCATTCACGTTTAAGTATAGCACCTTCTTCTGCAGTAGGATTCTGCATGTACTGCGCATTCCATTTTGATATTGGTATAGACGCTTTTGTTCCAAGCAGGGACTCCTTAGTCCAATACTCAGGCCAGACAGGTTCATCATTAGGTAGGATAGCTGGGAATTCGATTACCTCCCATTGATCAGCTCCCGGGTTCCGCTGTTCGCGTATCAGTTTTCCTGTAAGATCATTCTGTGCCCAACGAGTCATGACAAGTACAATAGCACCTCCAGGCTGCAAACGCTGACGGGGGCCAGACGTATACCATTCAAATGTCCGTTCTAAAGATTCTTTAGATCCAACAGTTTGTTCTGTATGTGGGTCATCAATTATAAGTACATCAGCACCACGTCCCGTGATGGAACCACCAACACCAGCAGCATAATATTCTCCTCCTTGATTTGTCTCCCATCTGCCAGCAGCTTTGGAATCCTGTGATAAAGTTAAGTTCTGAAATACTTGTTTGTATTCCTCAGAGTCAACAAGATTTCTCACCTTCCGACCGAAACGCTGTGATAATTCTGCATTATGTGAAACTTGCATTATCTTTGCTTTTGGATTCTTACCAATGATCCAAGCTGGTAATAGATACGATGCAAACTCAGACTTAGTATGTCTTGGAGGCATATTAACAATTAATCTTTTAAGTGTGCCATTAGCTATTTGATCAAACTTATCTGCAATTAATTGATGGTGTCCCCACTGGGTACGATGTTTAGCTTTACGATAAATGAAGTCAGGCCAAACCTGAGTTACAAAATATAAAAAATCAGTTCTACCCTTAAGGATTTTTTTGGCATCTAATAATTGTTTTATTTTCTCTAATTTCTCTCGAGGTAGATTCTGCAGATCCATAAGTATTTTTTGCCAAATGTATTTGTATTTCTTGCATCTTAACTCTTTTTATAAGTTACATCAACGTAGAAAAGGGGGGTGGGGGTGGTGATTTGGGCTTATGGATATTTGGGAAATGTAAGCATTCTTCCTGCAAAAAAAAACGAAGGCGTATGTTTCAACGCCTTCGTTCCATTAGCTTGTTACTAATTCTGATTATAATTGTCGAGTTAGATTAAATTGATCGCCAAGTTCCTCAACCAATTCGGTTGCAAACTTACTGACTATCTCATTATCCTTATTAGCTTGTATAAACTCAAAGATTTTTCCATCTAGATAACAAGCCAACATCTGCCAATTTACTCGTTTCTCATTACTTTTTTTAGTAATGTAGTCTTTCAATTTCTCAACAATCTCATTATTAGAATCTGCTGTACTTATCATACTTTGCAATTCTACTATTTGATTATTTGACATAGTTTTTTTCTCCTTTCATATAGTAATATAGTGATAAGATTTCATAAGTCAAGATAAGATATAAAATAAATCAAAAAAAATTTTGATGCATCAGCATCTCCTGAAGAAGACTGCTGGGCAGAGAATCCAGCTATTTATAAAAACCCCACATTTTATTGAGCTTTTTACGAAAAAACGGGATCTTGACCTGTGAGCGCGGGAGACCAGTAGCTATAATACACCAGAAACCCAAGTAAATGCTTGACTTTTGTAACGGGAAGTTCGCGGGCGCCCGCGAGATCCGACTACTATATATTGTGTTATCCGTCCCCGATTGCGATTACAACGGGAACGGGATTTTATTTAATTTATGGATTGATCTGAAGACATGGCTCGAACTTCTCTAAACAGATTAGAGAACCGACCATGACCTTCTTTCAAGTCTGAGTCTTGTCGTTCTGGTTTGCCCAGCTCATTATCGACGATATCAATGTGCGTCATGATTTGAGCAACCTCACTACATGTGTTAATCATCAAGATCTCTTTCTTATCTGGATGCACCGAAGGTAAAGGTGTTTCTTCAAGAGGGACACTATCTTTTCCAGCTTTCACCATCCAAGCTTCAGATACAAAAGAATAGAATGTTGCACTAAAATCATGCAACATGCCTCCAATGATACTACATGCCATCTCCTTTGATAGATTACCACCAAAGTTACAAGCGACAGTAATAACTTGTCGATCATGTTCTTTTCCCTCTTCAATTAAAACTCCCCCCTTACGACCCATCTCTAATAATTGGCGACCACGATTGGTAACCAAAGACTTTGAATAAGGTATTAAGAAGAGTGCTGGTATCCCAGTTTTTTCTGTTTTCCTAAAATGATTAAAGCAATGCCTTGCAGTAAAGCAAGAATAACTATGCATATGATCTAGATTATGGAAAACAAATTGCTCATCTGGTTTGCCTTGTGTTGCAATCATTTCCACAGGAAATTCTTGCATGAACTTTTTTTTAAGTTCTTCTAGTTTTTTGTCATTCATATATGACTCCTTTCATCTACTAATATAATCTCCCATCAGGATAAGTCAATGCAAAAAATAAAATAAAAGACAGGTAATTGTGTACAAAAAAAACCCGCGAGCCCGGGAGCTGCAGAGGCAGCCTAATAAACCAAATAAAAAAAATGCTTGTAACATAAAACGGGATAACGGGACCTTTCAATTTTAAACGGCAGCCCACTAACGAAACAGGAGCCACACATGTGAATGTATGATTTAATTAATGAGCTACCACGTATACATATAATCACTCCTTACCTGAAGTCAAGAACTTTTTACAGCAGCACCTGCTGCCTGGATCACCGGCCCAGCTCCTGATGCTGTGTTTATATATACAAGAACAACAACTTATTGTGTAACAAACGGGAACGGGAACTAGAAATGGTAGTAATGGTACAGGAAAGTTTGTCTCCGAAGAAGTGCCGGCGCCCGCGAATCCAGCTTCAGGTTAATATTAAAAAACCACAATATGTTGCGTATCAACGGGAACGGGATTACGGGATATGGTAATCAGGGATCACCAGCGGAGCTGCCGGGCCCGCGAAGGATGGCCAGTAGTTCATTCCAATCGTATGGAGGATGAAGTTCTACAACGGGAAACGGGATTCCAGAACCGCGGATAACGGTACGACAATCGTAAACCTTTAAGACCGAACCTTTGAGGGGTCGGGCCAACACAAAAACATTTCCACCAACTCGAAGTCTCTCGTAAATCCAAGCTTTTTGAAACTTAGATAGCCGTAAGCTGTTTCCTTTTATTACCTTAAGTTCAAGCCAAAAATCTTTACCGTCAACACACCCATTTACATCAGGTGTACCTACACCAACTCTATTTTCTATTCTTGTTAAGTGTACGTTTTTTAATCCCTTTTTTACGTCTTGCCATAACTTTGCCTCTGGTCCTTTTGCCATTTAGATCTCCATTTATAAGCAGTTCTAGATAAGGTAAGAACCACTTATTGTCTTTGATAACTTGCACGAATGCATTTGTCAAAACATTTACAGTAAGCTCTTCTTTTTTTTCATTATCGAGTGGACCACCCTCTCCTGACATGCCGGAAAAATCTAAGGCTGCATGCATAATTTCATGAAACAAAGTGTTTCCTTTTTCTACTGGTTGTAAGTCTTTTTTAATTTTAATTGTTTTAGTGGCAGAGTCATACTCACCCATCATAGACTTATCTTTAAAAGTAATAAACTTAATATCAACACTATCGTATCCAATTTTAATTTTTTTCTGTCTCAACCTTAACTTCTCCAATATGCGTACTAACGTACGAATGATTATTTATAAAATTAAGTACAGCAAGAAAATCGCTGAACCTATTTGTCTGACTCGCCTTCGTCTTCAACGACTTCAGCTTCATCTGATATCTCGATAACTTTTGTTTCGCCAAGCTCATCCCCAAGTTCCTTTATTGATTTAATTAAATCTTCTTTATTCATTGCTGATAAATTTTGTGTTTTAATTTCTTTTCTATCAATATAAAAACCTGCCGCCTGGCCAAGTCTAAATTCAGAATTAATTGCAGCTGCCATTTGGCCTTTGTCTTCTGCTTTTTTGGATAAACTATCCAATCTTTTAAGATGTCTTAAAAAATCTTTAAAATGAGCAACCCCTTTTTCTCTCATCTCCTCAATAAAGGATACCACATGAGGATATTTTTCTGGGTTAGTTAACAGTGATCCCCACTTCTCACAAGTTGGACCAGAATAACCAGCTTGCTTTGCAGCTTCTTTTTTTGTGATGTTGGGATAATTTGCAACATAAACTTCAGCAAAAGTTCTTTGCTTAGGTGTTAAATGCAAATGCGTTTTTTTATTATTTGGTATTGTTAAACCAGCTCTACTCACTTTATGACTCCTATATAGATTATCTAAACTAAATATATACCATAATCAAGTTTAGGTCACCAGCCCTTTAGTAGTATGAAATTCTGTGTACTTTCTGTGTAGTACCATGAAAGAATAGTTGTTGGTATTAGTGCTTAATAGTTCTTTTTCTGTGTTTCTGTGTACTATTGAGGGTAAAGTTGTTTTAAGAGTACTCATACTTCAAAGTATCTATATAAGGACAGAAAAGTTTTACACATACAAGTTTCACGTGAAAAAAGAGATCAAACTTAAAACAAAAAAGGAACACCGGTGTGGTGTGGTGGAACCGGTGCTCCAATCTTTTGTTTATATTATAACTAACTATTTGGCAAGGGGCAGAAAATTCAAAAAACTACCCCAAGCCGAAAGGAGCTTTTTCCAAAAAACTATGAAAAAAAGCAGTTCGATCTTTACTTAATTTTACCCATAAGTCTACCAATTTCTTTATCCTTTATCAAAAGATCTACTTGAAATTGTTCTTTTTCAATGGAATGGTTCTTTTTTAGCAACTCTATTTCTGCTTTGAGTTCTTTTATCTCACGTTCAAGAGCTCTAACTGGAGTTAATCCTCTAGGATCAGCAGGAGCATCAAATTCCTCTTTTGTAATTTCTTTCCACTCAGCCATTTTTTTCCATTACCATTTTAAATTGTCCATTTGATACAAACTTAAATCCATATGATTGCATTATATTTCTAACGACTGTTGCATCAAACTTTTTCCAATCATCAAATATGAACACAGCTCCTGGAGCAGCTCTCTCTGCAAAAAACACAGCCTCTCTTATTACATCCGTTGTTTTGTGAGGGCCATCAATATGGACCAGTGCATAATCATTTAACACATAATGTTTGTTATCGTAATAAAACTCACAACCATAATAATATTTTTCCATAAATGAAAAATCAGTAAGTTGATACAATTGAAATCTTGGCTCTTCTGCAAAATCTTTTTTGAATTCGATTAACATATCTTCATCGTAATCACCCTTTTCAGGTTTTTTACTTTTATCGTAATGATGATAAATTAAATCACCATATGGATCTATACCCACATGAAAATGTAATCCTGAGTAATTTGGTCGGATATAGTTCATAATTAATTTTGAACCTAATCCTTTTCTAACACCCACTTCTGCCGTGAGCATTACTTTGTCTTTGAATCGTTTTGCTAATTGTTCTGCATGAGCAGATAATAAATCATAATCGCTGCTGTCGCCTTCTATTGTCATTTAAATATTTTTGCCTTTGTTTAAGATATGTGATTTGTGGTTGAGTAAAGTCGTATTCTTTCCTGCTTTTAATTTTGTAAAATTTGTCGGAAACATATTGAGGATCGTAGTCTGCGAAGAGACAAACGTGTTGGAAGTCCCAACTACCCCCAAGAAACCATTTCCTGGATTCACTCTTTGCAACGATGAGGGTGTGCTCCAAACCTCTGTAGAATAAATCGTCAAACGCTCTCCATAAGACTGCTTTCCACAATCGAGATTCCGGCTCTGCTGGTGTTGATTCGTATTCTGTATACATTGCTCCTGTTTTCGACAGGAGACAGTTCCTTGGAAGATCGATGATGGTAACTCATTGATGAAGCTGCCTCCTATCATTGTGAGTTTGTCCCTGGTCCGTTGTCCGTGTTCGTGGCATCTGGTTTGATGCATATAGGACAGTTAATATAGTTATTTGGATCTGAATACAAGTGTGAATTTTCTCCATCAACTACTTTTATTTTAGGAACATAGTCATTGCCATTACAAACATTACATACAGAAGTAATGCTATTTGCGTCTGCCATTTTTTCCTCCGTTATCTTTCATATCTTTCATTATTTTATTTAAGTATGCTTCCTGTGTCATACCTCTTTCTTTAGCTCTTCTTGAAACTTCTTTATCAATAAGAAGTTCTATGTACTCGGCTGGTTTACGATACTCTTTTAAACACAAAGCCTGCAGCACAGTATGAGATTTTTTTCTTACTGCGACTGACTTCCATTTATTTATATCCATATATCTCCTATATTACCCACCACCATAAAAAAACTACAAGGCAAGCCAAACTTACTCTTGGTAGGAAAATTCCTAACACAAGAGCAATAACTAAAATAGTTTTTATAACAATCATGGTGTTAAATTGTTATTTTTTCTTCGTTGCATTTCCGATTCGATTAGCTGGTTAGCTAAATCATCATCAAAGAAATGATATCCTCTGTCTCCACCGCTGGGTTCGAGGACCGTGTTCTTAAGTCTTCTGACCGCGTAAGCCCAACGATAGTCTTCCTTTGTAAGTTCCAATCCATCAGCACCAATAGTTGGAACCTCTTTCAGAATTGTATGCACAGCCTTCGAGTACACAGGCCAGTTGCAATGAAACTCTGTTTCACCTTCTCTTCTGCTCATTAGTTCTTTTCGTTTGTAGCAGTTGAGTTCCAACTTGAAAATTGATCTTTGGCTTGCATCAACAATTGTTCAAACTTAATCGCTGCAGCTGTAGAAGTGTGCTTACTTCTCTCCTCATTATCAACTAACAAAGTTAGAGTGTTATTTTCTTCATCGATCTTAATCGTAAAAGACTTTGCATTCCACGGTTTTATTGGTGGCATGACAGGATGAGGATCTGAACCCTCAGCTTTGTCACTCCCAAGAACTGAAGCAGTTGTTGCTGAAGTTCTATCCAAGAAAATATCACCAGCTTCATGCAGACCTTTTTTCTGCCCTATAACATATAATATTTCTACAAGTGTATTGATTTGTCTTACTATTTCATTTTTATTCATGAGTTACCTTCCATTTGTTATCCCATGAATATAATGTTTATCCCATTACAGTCAAGACATATTTACATATATAAATAAAAAATATAAGGTGGATGAATGAAGTTTATTTTAACTATGATAGTTTGTTCTAACCTTACAGGACAATGCATTCCGCCTTATTCACAAGGACTTTATGAGGATCCTTATACCTGTTTAAATGCTGGTTATCATCAATCTATCAAAATAGCTCAAAATCTTGGTGCAGAACACGTAAATAAGTACTATACTTCTATTAGATTCTCTTGCGACCAATACCAAGAAGAGCCTAAAACGGACACTTGACAGGATAACATAAAAATGCATATTATATTCCCATGAAAGCTTATCGGTTTAAATGCTGGGCTTTCAATCTTTACTTTGAGTGTATTGTAGAGGCCAATGATTACGACCATGCTCAGCATTTAGTGGCTGATGGTCTGTCTTCTGGAAAAATTAAACTCACAGATGCAGGTTCATTTAGACGAGACGATAGGCTTTACTTAACTTATGAGGAGATAGCTAATGAGTCTGAACGAGTTAGTACAGAAAAAGTTAAAGTTGGAGCATCAGTGGGCGCAGCAAGTGTTACAACAAAATAACGTAACACCTGAAATGAAGTGGATTGATATAGAGATCAAAGGTCTAAAAGTTAAGATAAATGATCAAACTGTTAATGATGCTA